TTACCTTTAATATGAGAACCATGAATCCTACATGATATCTGCATATTATAATAGTCGTCTGATTCTAATACTTTCCTCCCGTACTGCTCGCGAGCTTCCACGTAAGAACACTCAGCTTTAGACTTACAATAAAAAAGAATCTCTCTTGTAAAGTTATCTTTACCAAGAGCCTCTACATCTTTATTTAGTTCTATACTTGAACCATAGTATTCACGCCAGTCAGAATCGATTTTAGATTTTATCTTCTTTCGTTTCTTAGTTCCGTTTTTTAACTTAACAGTCTTGTAAGTTGTCTTTGAAAATTTAGAAAGTTTCTTACCAATATACATGCGACTGTTGGCTTTGTTCGTAATTAAATAAACAAAGCCAACACAGTCTTCAGGTAATTCTTCAACGATTTGATTATTATATGTCCACATAGTGGACTATTTATTCTTCCTCGTCAAAGTCCTCTTCTTCATAGATATCAGAGCCACATAGTGGACAGTGAACTATATCTTCAAAACTAAAGTCATCACCTTTTACAGTGATCTTACCTTCAGCTTGACATGATGAACACTCAAATTGTTTTACAATCATGCTGCTTTACCCCATACATCACCCCATGAACCGCTTAAAGCTCCTTTAGCATAATCGGTAACTCTATTTTCGAAAAAATTACCATGCACTGGAGCATTGATCATATCGGATACCCAAGGTAATGGATTCTTTTTAACTTTAAAAATACCTTTCATTCCAAGACCGATCAATCGGCGATCAGCAATGTAACGAATATATTGCTTAACATCTGCAGCGGATAATTCCATCATATCGCCATTAGAATAACAAAGGTCAATAAACTTGTCTTCCAACTCTACCATCTTTTCAGCGATGGAATAGATTTTAGATTTCAATTCATCATTCCAGATTTCGTTGTTCTCTTTGATATATTCTTTGAACAACTTAATCATTGACTCGGCATGCATTGTTTCATCAACAATAGACCAAGTAACAATCTGACCCATTCCCTTCATTAACCCATGGCGTGGGAAATTAAGGAGCATAATAAAAGAACTGAACAACTGCATGCCTTCCGTGAAAGCAGAAAATACAGCAATATGCTCAGCGGTAGAAGCCACTGTACCATTTCTACTAGAAATGTCAAGAACATAATCATGTTTATCTCTCATTTCTTGATATTCTAGAAACTCACTATAAGTTGACTCAGGCATACCGAGAGTTTCAATCAGATGTGAGTAAGCAGCAATGTGTAATGCCTCACGAGCAGCAAAACCCATTAACATCATTCGAATTTCTGGCTGCGGGAAATACGGTAAATAATTATTTACATACCCACCAGCTACATCAATGTCTCCTTGAGTAAAGAATCGAAAAATATTAGTGAGGAATTGCTTTTCTTCATTTGTTAATTTCCTTTTCCAATCTTTAACATCTTCTGCCATTGGAACTTCTGAATGTAACCAATGTGCCTGTTCATGGGCAAGCCACGCATTGTAAGCCCAATCGTATCGAAATGGTTTAAAATAAGATCGTTCATCTGTAAGTTTAAGGCTGTTGTGTTTTTTTATCATTTTTTAATCTTCCTAATTTCCATTGTTGTTCTGTTGGTTTTTCTCTAAACATTTTAAAAGTTTTCATTTTTATCCTTCGCAGGCAAGACAGGTATCTGCATCACCAGTAAGAGCATGCAGGTCAATCTCTTTAATTACTTCACGTTCAATTCGTTTAGAAACTTTGTCAGCCTTCGCAATCTTATCTGAACGACAATAATACATTGTCTTTAATCCGCTCTTCCATGCTTGAAAATGAACAGCATGAATATATTTAATATGACTATCTGGTCTAAAGAACACATTTAAACTTTGAGCTTGGTCTATATATACTTGCCTGTCTGCGGCATGCTGAACGACCCAACGCTGGTCAATTTCCATAGACGTTTTGAAAACATCTTTTGTCCACTCTTCCATCCAATCGAGGTGCTGAACTGAACCATCATTCGCAATGATACTACTCCAAGTTTCTTCATACCAACCATCCTTATGATTCTCAGCTTCTTTCTTTATAATAATATCAAGATAGCGATTTTTATTTAAGTGAGAACCCGATAGAGTGTCCTGGCGATAACAGTTTGCTCTATACGGCTCAATTGATGGTGATGTATTACCCATAAGGATACTACTTGATGCATTTGGTGCAATGGCAGCGACATGTGAAAATCTATTACCGACACCATCATGCGCCTTCTTTATTGTTTTTACTTTCATTAATTTCTCCAATTTTGTAACCGATAACCTATTCAGCGATTTTAGATTTTCAGTTCATCTCCTTCAAGGACGGCACAAGCACGAATAGACATTTCTTTACCATCTCGGACAACAGTAACAAAATCAGAAGACTTAACGCTAATGGAATTGCCAGAATCATCTTCGAAAAGAATTTCACTTTGGGCATCAGGAGCTTCGCCACGCTCAGATCCCAGTTGAATATTCGCTTCATCTAATTTATCTCTTATTGTTTTAAAGATTTGCTTATTTTTACCAACAGCCATTGGCGATTCCCAAGCAAGATTATTTTTCTGTAGATATGCATGCCAACCCAATGCACCAATACCAATAGATCTTTCTTGTTTGGCAGAATAGATTGCACGTTTAATTGTTTTTGGTGCGTTCTGAATAAAATATTCAAGAACATTATCAAGCATCTCAGCAACATCTCGAAGAAATAATTTATCGTTTTTCCAATCATCATAATATTCTAGATTCAAAGAAGATAAACAACAAACAGCAGTGCGCTTTTCGTTTGTTGGTAGGATAATCTCTGAACAAAGATTTGATTGATGCACTTTCAAACCTTTATCTTTAAGCCATTGTGGTAGCTTACGATTTGATTCATCAATGAAGTGAATGTATGGTTCACCAGTCATCATTCGCATTTCAAGAATGCGTTGCCATAATTCTTTGGCAGATACTTTCTCTCTAACTTCTTTAGATGCTGGATCAATTAATTCCCATGAGTCATCAGCATCATTATCAATCATACACTTCTCAATAAGTTCCATGAATGAATCAGGAATATTGATACCGTGATGCATGTTTAATGTTCTTAAGTTTTGGTCACCTGTCGGTTTACGCATTTCGAGAAAATTGATAATATCAGGATGACTAATATCGAGATAGGCAGCATAACTACCACGACGAGTACGACCTTGACGATACGCCAAAGAAGAAGCATCATACATTTTAAGATGTGGCATAACCCCAGTAGACTTGTCATCAGCAGAGCGAATACCAAACCCAATACCAACGCCACCCCCAAGAATAGAGAGCCAACTCGTTTCTGAAAGATTGTCAACTAATCCCTCCGCAGTATCTTCAATATAATTAAGGAAACAATTGTGCACAATCATTTTAGATTTACCAACCGTAAAAGTTTGTGTATTCTTAACTTGAATATCATAAACCTTTTCAGTTTTATTAACTTTCTTTAATACAAAATTCATTTTATCCTCAACATAACTTAGAAAACATATAAATATATTCATAGGAGAAATTATGAATATATTAGAAAAATTACAATCTAAACTAGGGAATTCCCATTATATAAATCGATATTATAATTATATATTAGCGTGTAAAGCTAAAAATATTTACTATCCATTCAACAAAGAAAAATCCTAAATTAAATAAATCAATTATAGGAAAAACTCCTAAAGATCTTGGATTTTTCTTTATTTGTAAATCTAGTCCTGAATTTTCTCAATATTGTGTCGATCTAAATCAAGCGCATCTACCCGAACCCAATCATCCTCTTTGGTTAGAACTAAATGATTACCTGTTACGCGAAAAACTTCTCCCTCAAACATAAGCTCATAAATGTCTTCAGATTCTTCAGATTTAATAACTTCTATTTCGTTATAAGTACCATCATGAGATAAAACTTTATCGCCAACTGATAACTCAGATAAAGTTTTAATTCCATTATCAGTTGTTATTTCAGTATCTCCAGTAAAACAACTAATAGGCATGCCACGCTTACTACGACCAAAAGAAAGAATGGGAGTAGAGTAAGAGAGCCAATGCTTACTTGAATATTCATAAAGTCGTTGCGCATGTTCTTCGTTACTCCCAAATGTTTTAGAAACAAAAGCAAACCTCTCTTGTGGGCTTACTTCTTCATCTTTCATATACGACTCTCGTAATCGTAATAATCCCAACTCATCAAAAAGTGCATCACGAGAAAAGTCTACCTTGATACCATGCACGACATCTGCCATTTAATACTCCAATTATAATTATCGTAACTCAATGAAATATATCACTGGGTTGAAATACTTAGGAAAAACCATTCAAGACCCATACACCTATAAAGGATCTGGGAAACGCTGGCTAAACCACCTTAAAAACACGGTAACGATGTCACTACAGAAATAGTAGGACAGTTTACCACCATAGAAGAATTAACAGAAACATCAATTCCTCTATCTGAAAAACTTAACATTGTTAATTCTAAACAATGGGCTAATCTTCGACCAGAATCAGGAGATGGTGGAGACACTTCACAATACATAGATTATTCTAAATTAAATCGTGGTAAAGGTCAATCCTACGAGCAACGATATGGTATCGATAAAGCCAATGAACTAAAACAACTCCGTTCTAAAAAACTATCTGAAACAAGAAAAGGTAAAACCTACGAAGAAATATATGGCGAAGACGAAGGTAGAATCCTTTCTGATTCAGCTAAAGATAAAATTCGACAAAAAGCGATTGGACGAATTCAAATAAGATGCTCTTGTGTGGTGTGCAAATCTGAAGTTTCTATAAACAACATCACAAATCATTACAAGAGACATTAATGTCTTCAATAGGATACTGCTCTGTTGGAACAAACACATACTCTGTTTTTGGTATATAAGGAAACTCAATCGGAACTTGCGAATCTCGACCAGTAAAATAAGACTTAAACATTTTACCGTCTTCTTCACTCTTATACCATTCCCAGAACACTTTACCATCTATGTAATATGGCTGTCCATTGAAACGATCTGCTGATTTAAATACAGCACTACATCGTTTGTTCTGATATGTTTCGCTACCAGAGATATCAGAAACATTATTCCATTCCCATTCCCCACCAGTCAATGGAACAATAGGGTCAAACTTTGCTAACTTGGAAAACAAATTAATAGCGTATGGAGCAGAGGATCCCGAATGTCCTTCATCAGCAAAAACATCTAATAGAGCAAGCACATGATTACAAATCATTTCCTGCATTTCATCATTGTATTTACCGTGCTCGTCTAACCATCCAGCAGCACGAAATTCATTCATTGCGTGAAATTTTAAATTACTCATCACATAAATCCTTCATCATAGGGAACACTTCAGCGATAACTTTAGCGATTTCTCTTGCAATATCAGCATGTTCTTTCTGAGTACCATTCGCCATTCTTAGTTCACAGTAATGTACCCAGCTTCTAAGTGTACCATTCATATAAAGACGAGAAACAGTTAGTCCTTCTGGGAGTACTGCTCTTGCTTGTTCTTTGGCAATTCCATTTAGGATTGCCCACTCATATGCATCTTTGGCTTCTTGTATCACACGCTTCTGTCTTTCTTCCCAAAATGCAGCCAATGCCATGTTTGTATTTTCAATACTATTTTGACGATTCTTCGTATCTTGGAGTCGGGCTTCCCTAAGAACGAAAGATAAGTCTTTGGTTGGGTCAGCATATCGCTGGCTGAATTCTTGGAACGAGAAAGAACGGTGACGCAAGATTTGTCTTGCAATATCACGAGTAGTTTCAATTTCAATACACACACTGACCATTTCTAGTGGACTAAAGTGTTTATTTGCAATTAGATACTTAATTAACTTCTCTGATGTGTCAGTGTTGAATTGATTGCTTGGATTACTAACACGTGCACAGAACGCAATCAACTCCTGTACATCTGTCAAACCATCATGCTCAAATTCATCAGTGGCTTGACTAAAACTTACCATCTTTACTTTCATATTTTTTCCATGTACTATACTTCAATTCTAAAAATTTATAAATAATCATATGACTACTCATAAACCACTACCATACGTCTATATCTGCACTCATAAGAAGACTGGTGAATTTTACATAGGTTTTAGAGATCATAAAGAAATGGATATCGCAAATTTCTACCGCTATCCTTAATTCTTTCGCCAACTGGAAAACCTTAATTTTGCTTCTATTCCTTTAAAGGTATTTGTATTTATCGTCTCAACAATTTCATCTTGGCTTAAACCAGCTAAAATCATCTCATTGATATCCTTTTGTTCTATATGTTCAGGAAACATACAAACATTATACCCTGCATTTATATTTTTATCAAGTAATTTAGTTATTTCCTTACTTCTCGGTTCATTATCCATTACAAGTATTGCATTCGGTAGTATAGACCTAATAGTAGGTAGATCAAAACTGGATCCTGAAACAGCCAAACAGTTCGGGATAAAAAGAGAATCGATTGGACCCTCAACAATGTAGATGGGTTTACTATAATCAACTCTGTCGAGTCCATAGATTTTCTCCTGCGTCTCATCAACCTTAATGGTATAATACTTAGGTTCTTCTTTGCCATATGCTCTGCCTTGAAAAGCAAAACATTTTCCTGCTGGTGTAAAGTATGGAATGACCATACGTGGATGTTCATCTTGAATTGGTTCTTGGAACTTTGGTGTCACTGAATTAACAAATGCTTTGAACTTTGGAGCAAAGTACAAAAGATTCCATTTATCTTTTGGAATCTTTCGTTTGACAACATACTGAACAGCAGGGTGCGTTAATGGTAGTTTATCTAAGCGAGATAAACTTGAGAGGATATTATCCTCAAGTAATTCTTCTTTGGAAGTTTCTAACACGACAGATGTTTGTTTAACATCTTTATGTGACTTGTGTTTATTTGCGCCAGATTTGTAACGCTCTAAAACATATTCATCATATAAGTTTGAATCAACGTACTTGATTAGATTACCAAGACTTGCACCATGACCACAATTGTGACACTTTGAAACAATATCTTGACCCTTTACGAAAAGATATCCACGTGCCTTTAATTTATTTTTTGTTGAATCACCGCATACTGGACAACTGTAGTTCCAGAGATCGGACTTCTTTTGTTTGAAGTTCCTTAGACGAGTGCCAAGGATATTAGTATATTTTGTATCAATATAGAGCATAAGGTATATTATACCTTAAATACTCTTGCAAAGCAAATTATTTAAAAAACTTGTCCAGCAGATTGATGTGGGAAATTAAGTAACCAATTGCAATTGCTCCGCCAAGAATCATCCACTTCCAACGATCGAGAAGGTCGATTCTTTCTTTCATACCATCAATCTTTTTTGACATTGCTTGATGTTGATCGGCATCATTTTTTGCAAGCTCATCAATCTTTGCATCGATGTGATCCGTAATCTCTCGTGTTGTTGTAGTAATACGAGAGTGAAGTTCTTTAATGTCTTGTTTCACGGCAGCGACATCCTCTTTGATACCTTCGACTTGGGCTTCCAATTTGGCGATTCTCTCTATTTCCACGTTACTTTATACTCTCGAATATCTGTTTTTGTGTTTTATACCAGTTAATCCATTCTTGGTTCTTCAGCTGGCATTCTTTATATAAGCTGTAATTATAAGTAACAACCGAAACAACATCACTCAGTTTTGTTGTAGGCTCAATCAGTTTTAAATCTTGACATGCAGATTTTAATTCTTCTGGCGCATCAGGAAAGGATTTTTTAACAGGAACAACTGTTGAACAACCAGTTAACATTAATAAAATTACTAATATCTTTTTCACTTATCGCTCGCAGCATTATTTATTATTGTTATCACTTCTGAATCAACAACACATTGTTTGTCAATCTTAGCAGCATCTTGAATTATTTGTTTCTGAATAACTATTTGTTTATCGTGTATAATTTGTGTTTTCTGAGCAATTAAACCAGCTATTTGTTTATTCGCATCATCAGATTTAACTTTAGCTTCGTCAATTTCTTTTTGCATTTCAGCAGTTTTGCTTCGCCAATCAATTTCAGTTTCATAACTGCCATAAAAATATACACCAGCAATTAAAAATAAAATACCAAAAATCTTTAATGGTTCTTTATATGCAAATATCTTTGGCATTACCTCACCAATTATAAACGCAACTGCTCCAATAAGAAGTATAGCTAACACTGCATAATGTAACCAAGCATCAGGAACGAATGACAAAATCCACATTTTACGTTATCTCTTGAACACCTAATGGTTTACGACGACCCAAACCAAAAATTACTTTTGATTTACCCTTTTGATATTTCTTAATATCTTTTTTATAGATCTTTGGTTCTTGTGTTGAAACATTACCAGAAGTATTATTTGTTGGAGGTCCGCCTGGATTAGTCATGTTACCACCAGCTAATCCTCCGCCTCCATCACCATCTTCTTTTAAAAATCTACCAACTAAAATTTCTTCTTCAACTAAATGGACATTACTTTCCATTAGATGTTTAAACTGTTCTTCTAAATGAATCGTAGATCTTTTACCAACTCTAACATTTTCTTGAATCAACCATAGCGCAGCAGCAATACTTTTTAATCTGCTTTCTCCACCAAATTTATTGATCAACTTTTTAAGATTAAACACAAGACGAGTTAGATAATCGTAAGCATCTCTTTGTTCTTGTGTTTTAAATTGACTGCTCTTAATAAGGTTTTTTCCTTTGGCATCAATGATTCCTAATTTGAATGCAGCAGTGTCTGTGAAGTTAGTCACAAGCATGTGTAAAACTTTTAGTGCTATTGCATTGTCGATTAATTGACCCATTAGATTTCCCTTAGCTTTGCTATAACTGTTTCATCTAAAATATAATCAGAAAGATTTATTTTATAATCTGAAACTGTTTCTGGCATTTTGTTTAGATACACTAGAAATGTAACTAAAATATCCCAACAGCTTTCATCCACTTTATAAAATAACATCTTCGTGGTGGCATCACCAAACAAATTATATAAAACAATAATATGGTTTAATATAAGTCGTTCTTTTAAATCGCCATTGTTTTTATACCTAGAGATTAATTTCTTTAAATACAAAAACTTCTTTAGATCATCCTCAAATTCTGCCAAACTATAACACTGTGTGTTATCGTAATGATGCATTGCATAAAGTAGAAAGTTCGCTTCATTTAATTTTCCATTCACACCATTATACCTTCAAAGAATGATGGGGAGACAACCTCCCCATCCCTACATAATTATTTATTAAGCAACAGTTAGAGTTGCAGATGCAGATTGTACTGTTGGGTAGTCAGTAGCGGACAATACGCAATAGTATACGTCGCCGTTATTGGCTAGAACAGTAGTTGCTCCTGTTGTGTATGAAGCGGAAGTTGCGCCAGAAACAGCAGTGAAGCTACCAGTGCCGTTCGCTTGACGATACCATTGATATCCAATAGTTCCGTTACCAGTAATTGTAGCTGCAACAGTGAATGTAGCAGTTGCTGGGTGAGTAACAGAAGCATTAACTGGTTGAGTTCCGATAGTGATATCACCAGAAACTAATGGATCATTGTTAGTTACATAGTTAGCAAAAGACTCAGTAACTTCACCTTGTAGAGCAACAAGTTTCTCTACTTTATGACGAACTGAACTATCAGAAGCAGTGAATGTTAGATACTTCCACCAGCCAGCAGATTTAATACCGATAGCACGGTTTTCTGGTGCTTGAGCTTCTTCTTTAGTTACTAAGAATACTGTTGAACCACCATTTGTGCGACCATATACGTTTGAAACACCTGGATCGCGTTGTAGTGAATGAGCAGTACCAGTACCAGCAGCAGTTAAAGAAACTAGACCAGTAGCTGAACCAGTAGCGATAGCGTGCGCATATGTATCAAACAATTCTACGTTAAAAGAATCTACACGACGTGCGTAATAAGTAGTTCCATCTGTTAAACCACCAACTGCAGTTCCACCATTTACACTGTAAACAAGGGCATCGCCAGTAGCGAAGCCATGAGCCTGACCTTGTAAGCTGATAGTAGAGTTAGCTGTACTTACAACAGAAGTTGTATTTGTTGCATCGAAATATGCTTTTCTTGCAAGATTCTTTGGTGCTGAAGACAAAACGTCTTGATTTCCCCATAGTGCCATTTTTATTCTCCTTGAATTTGGACTTTATTATTTATAGTTTTTTGGCTGGCGACGTTTGTAAGAGCCAACACTTTGACCTGTTTTACGACCCTTGCTTGATTTTTGATCAGCTTCGCCGTCGTCAGCTTCGCCATCATCATAATAGCTAGTATTAGTATGTTTTATACCAGTGTTAGTTTTAGTTGCTACACCTGTACGAGTTTTAAATGTATCGCCAGTTTTTGATAAGGCAGTAAATTCTTCGTCCATTTCAGTTTCTGCATCACTATATGATGTTCCATAAGACGCTTTCTTTGTGTGACGATAAACACCATTCTTGTCAGATTCATATTCTTTTAATACACTGACGAAGTCTTTAAATGATTTCATTTCAGATTCCTTTAGTTTGCCTTCTTTTGCTTCAGCACGCTTCTCAGCATCCTCAAGCCATTTTGGTTTTTTCTTTTTTTCTTCTTCGTTGACTTGAAGGTCTGCTTCGATATAATCAGCAACACAACCAATATAGTCAGCTGCCAGTGTAATCTTTGCTTCTACCCATTCTGGAAGATCCATCTCTTTACCAATATGTTTCTCTAGACGATTAACATGATTGATAATAGTTTGAAGGTCAATCATTACCATCTCTTGGTCTTCACCTTCTTTAATCTCTTTAGGTTCTAATTCGCTTTGTTTAGCCATATCTTTAAATTTCTTAAGACGTTTATTATGATCTGCTGCTTGTTCAGCAGTTTCTTCTCTAATACTCATTACTTGCTCCCTTTAATTTTTGGTTCTTCCCAGCCTTCTTCGGTTTCTCTGGCAACAGAATTTTTACTAATCTTAGCTAATGATGTTTTAAAACCCCTTTTCTTACTAGCACGTTCCCCATCCATTTGTCCTGGAGCTGAAGTCTGAGTAGGAATAGAGTCATCTCCTGATGGTTGCTCAACACCTTCTTTTAATACACTGACGAAGTCTTTAAATGATTTCATTTCAGATTCCTTTAGTTTGCCTTCTTTTGCTTCAGCACGCTTCTCAGCATCCTTCCGCCACACCTTGTTCTTTTTTAACAACAAAGTTTATGTTTTTGTTTCCAGTGTTGGGATCAATGTATGTGCTTTTGAATACTTTACCACCGTGTTCTCGAGCGTGGGCAAATGCTTCTTGTTTTTTATTGAATCTATTAGTAGGCGGTTTAATCATAGGGCTTGCTCCTTCCGCTACATCCAATTCACGGGCTTTGTGTTTTACATCACCTTCTTGAGCAATAAGATTCTGTCCTGGAGCTGAAGTCTGAGTAGGAATAGAGTCATCTCCTGATGGTTGCTCAACACCTTCTTTTACTGCTTTGTGAGAATCTTTCTTATGAATTTCTTTTGGATCAATAAAATGTTCTTGACCTTTGAAGAATTTAAACTTTCTTTTGTTATTGTTTTCTTCACTAAACTCACCACGATTAGCTGCACGACCAAGAGAAACATTCATATCACGAGCATTTCTATGACCAGTATCTGCTGGTTTGATACCAAGACCTGAATCACGATTGGCTTTAGCACCCTTTGATGCTGCCATTAAGTTCTTCATTGTCTTGTTACGTTTAGCTTGTTCAGATTTCTCATCAATCTGTTCTTCTTTTACATTCGTTGGGTGACCATTAATTGGCTTACTTTTTTCTTTATGTGCTTTCCACTCTGGAGTACCTTTAATATATTTTCTATCAGGTACTGGAGCAACAGGAGTGTGATCTTTATTTTCTTCTTTAATACCCTTTGCTTTGGCAGCTTCTTTAACAGGAACGCAGTTAGGAACCATCTTTCCATTTTTCATTTTGCCGCCAACTTGCTTATAACCTTTCCAGCAAGCTTCTTCTAATTGTTTTTTTATTTCTGAAAATCTTTTCATTGTTTTCCCTTCGGTTTCTTACCTGCTTTCTTCATAGCAATAGCAATTGCTGCGCCTGATTTCTTAATATCGTCAGCTTGAACTTTCATCACGTTCAAGTAACGATCAGTTGCTTTCTTACCTTTTAATTCTCCAGCAGATGTTCTTGCTTTTGCGATATAAGAGGATCTTGCTGCTGGAGTATCCAATACTTCGTTCATAATCCATGTATCTGGAATCTGCTTATATTTTTTGACCCACATATCATGTAATTTTTGACCGCTTAAGCCATGAGACTTTGCGATTCTTGTCATTATTTTATCAATAATGCCATACACTTCCTTTTCACTGGCATTATTGATCTTTTCTTTGTTGGCCATTAAAGCAGCGTGGAGTTCTGGGACAGCTTGGTGATCCTTGCTGTGATCCATATTCTCCACGACAAATGCTTTAAATGTTTTCATTATTCAGCCGATAGAACTTCTTTAGCTTTATGATAAAGAGCAGTTCTTTCTTCTAAACCAATAGTTCCACCGTTGATCTTCTTAGTCATATGAAGAACATCATCGGTGTCTGCTAACATGCTCAAGTTATGAGCATTCCAGAACCATAGTGCTGACTTTAATGCACCTTCTGGAGTTGTTAGATAATCTGGATCCATAGTTAGATCCTTACCGATTGCATGTCCGCATTTGGTATAGTTATCTTTACCAGTCAACTGAATGAATCCACGACCACGATATTTGTATCCATCACCAGAAGCTTCGTCACCATTACCCATGCGATTAGCATAAATGCGGTTGGCAATCTTTTCTGGTTGATGTTCGTACATTGAAGCATGTAACTCATCTGGGAAATATTTTGGAAATACGTGCATTAAACCAGCAGCTTTGTAATTTAAATTTTCTGCAGCATGGCAGAAATTTCCAGATTCATGAGCACATTGTGCGATGAATCCAGCTTGACGGTTTACA